AATGGGGCGGAGTGCATGCAGTGTACAGTATCTACAATGCCACAAGACTGTGTGAATTTAGACAGTTTGTTGAATCGGCAGGCGCCACGGTGTTGTGGCAAAATTTGTTCCAGCCTGAATATCTTGATCCATTCCTGCACGGACCTGCTGTGGCCAAATTGGCCACAGCAGAGATTAAACAGTTTTATGCACTGGGCATTGCCACACCTGCTGAACAACAGTTTTTTGATCAAGCATTAAGTAAATACGATTCTATTGTGGATGCTCACCCGGGTATTATTAAAAAATTTAAAAAACACATACATGACATTGAAACACAATATCATCTTGGTACCCAAGGTCAGTTCGATCAGTTTTGGCCTGAACTGGCAGAAAGTATAACATGATTTCACCACCAACTAAGAACTTAGAAACGGTCTTGGTCAAAGCACCACACCGTAAAGAAGTTTATACCGAACAAGAGCTCATGGAGTTTGCAGCCTGTGCAGATCCTGTTACAGGTCCGTTGTACTTTATGGACCATTTCTTTTTTATTCAACATCCCACACGCGGCAAAATGTTGTATCATCCGTTTGAATATCAAAAGCGATTGATTGATACGTATCACAACTACAGATACTCTATATCCTTGATGCCTCGACAAACAGGTAAGTCAACTTCGGCTGCTGGTTACTTGCTATGGTATGCAATGTTTGTGCCAGATTCAACAATTCTTGTTGCCGCACACAAGTACACCGGCGCACAGGAGATCATGCAACGTATTAGATACGCATATGAACTGTGCCCTAACCATATCCGAGCAGGTGCTACCAGTTACAACAAAAACAGTTTGGAATTTGAAAACGGATCACGTATTGTGGCACAGACCACAACTGAAACAACTGGACGGGGTATGAGTATTTCGCTCTTGTATGCTGATGAATTTGCGTTTGTACGACCCACTATTGCTCGAGAGTTTTGGACTTCTATCAGTCCTACTTTAGCCACAGGTGGTAAGGCCATTATCACAAGTACTCCAAACTCAGACGAAGATCAGTTTGCGTTCTTGTGGAAAGGTGCCAACAAGACTCAAGACGAGCATGGCAACACCACAGAACTGGGTATCAACGGATTCCGTGCATTTAGAAGCAACTGGCGTGAACATCCTGACAGGGATGAAAAATGGGGACTAGAGCAACTGGCACAGTTAGGCGAAGATCGATTCCGCAGAGAAATGGAATGTGAATTTGTCATCAATGATGAAACCTTGATTGCTCCTACCAAATTGCTGGACTTGGAAGGTATAGAACCCAATCGACGTACAGGACAAGTGCGTTGGTACAAAACTCCAGTCAAAGACAAAATATACATTGTGGCATTAGATCCCAGTTTAGGCACAGGCGGTGATCCCAGTGCCATACAAGTGTTTGAAGCTGACACCACAGAGCAAGTGGCCGAATGGCGACACAATCGAACTGACATTCCCACGCAGGTCAAACTGCTGGCAGACATTGTAAAAGAACTGTACGACATCACAAAAGACGATAAAAAGATTTATTACAGTGTGGAAAACAACACCATTGGCGAAGCTGCACTGATCTCAATAAACGAGTACGGAGAAGAGAACATACGAGGTTACTTTTTGAGTGATAACTCAGTAACAGGCACAACTGGACGCAGATTCCGCAAAGGATTCAACACCACAAACAAAGCCAAACTCACGGCCTGCAACAAGTTCAAAATCCTTGTGGAATCTGGGCGCATGCGACTGTACAGTAGGCCGCTAATCAGTGAACTCAAAACGTTTGTTGCATCAGGTGGTAGTTATGCTGCCAAACCTGGAGAAACTGACGATCTTGTGATGAGTTCGCTGTTGGTGGTACGCATGCTGATGATGTTGCAAACATATCATGCAGAATTAGACACACAAATGAAAGATCACGGCGATAACGTCATTGAGCCAATGCCGTTCATATCAATGCTGCGCTAAATACACAACTATGACAATGGAAGCATTACCTCAAGATCTAGCAGACTTTCTGGTTACAAAGAATTTTGACCCAGAATACTTCAACGACCAAGGCCAACCGTCGGAAGCAGGTGACGCCAAAACAATAAAATTTGACTATGTGGCAGATTCGGGCAAAAACTACGGCACAGCAGTGTGTGTGATTGCCGACGACGAACTCAGTTTGTTTTACGGTGACAACTTGGGTCGTGGCATGGAACCAGAAGACAAAGACGAGTGGTATGGTTTTCTAGAAGAACTTAGCAACAAAGCAGCCAGCCATGCAGCCACATGGAGTCCCAGAGACATCAATCAACTCAAACACACACTTTCTGGCATTGCTGCCATCAAAGAGGGATTGTTTGAAGGCTACTATGGCAACCGTCGAGTCAGTTACATGGGCGAACAAACTCAAGCACGTTTAGTGATCAATCACAATCGTGTGTTGGGCGAAGATGACAAGCGTTACCGCTATATAGAAAGTTTGTTTATTGAAACTGCTGACCAAGAACGCTTTAGACTACCATTTAAAAGTTTGAGTGGCGGTAGAGCCATGCTGGAACATGTACGATCGGGCGGACGTCCGTATGATGTGCGTGGCAACCACATCACAGAGGTTGTGAGTGAAATGGCTGTGCTGAGTCGATTTAATCGTGCGCAACACAATCGTGTGTTTGAAGGTGTCACACAAGAGCTTGTGGAAAGCGCACGGCAATATTATCACAACCTACAAGAAACAATCAAGCATCTTGGCAGCCCACGTGGCTATCAAGCATACTTTGAAAGCTGGGCTCCTGATCACGTTGGTGAAGCAGAGAGCTTGGTAGAAAATCTACGCAACCTGTTTGTGGAACAAACACTGGACGCTAGAATTGAAGCTGCCTTGCCCACACTGGCCAAGATACAACAACAAGGAAACAACATGAAAGAAGCGCAAATATTTGAAAACTGGATCAACAATCTCAGCGAAGGCACCTGGGCATTGCCAGAAACCCCTGAGCAAATGGAAAAACTCAATCAGTTGATGAGTAGCGAACTCATAGTTGGTCCTGATGCTACCAATGCCACAGAACAGTTGTATGATATTGTGGGCGATGACGAGCTGTTTGACATTCTTAACGACTTGGCTGACAAGAGCGAAGGCCGTGCCAACTGTTGGGACGACTCAGATGTGCAACGCAGACTGGCTGAACTGGGCATTCAAACTCCTCAAAGCACACAAGCAGAACCTGCTGATGTTGATCAAGACACTGCGCCCCCTGTGAAAGAAGAGCATGACTCATACAAACGACAATCTGAATACAATGAAAGAATGGCCGGTGAAAATGCGCCAACTGACTTAGGCTTACGTGCAGTGGGCGAATGGGCAAAAGTTGGCGCATATGGAAATCCTATCAAATCAGCCTGGCTTAATATAGCAAAATACGGAGTTAGAAACAATAGATTCAATAACTCAGTTGACTCAGTAATGACAGCAATAGGTGACTTCCCCGATCTTGGGGACGAAGTATATGACATGTATGATATTAACCAAAATGAGGTTGATATATTATCTAATGCCTATGAAACAGTATACGACCAATGGGAACAGACACAAGGTATGGCGGAAGGCGACAACCGGGCCACATTTGAGCAAGATCGTGAATTGGCCGAAATGCTCAAATACGCCGGCGTGCCCATCCGAGAAGGTGTGTTGAATGACAGTACCGGCAGTACCATGGATCACATACAAGATCGTTTCCGTCGGGACATCAAAGATTTTACCGAAACTGGAGACATGAGTGACGATTTGTATGATGCGCTGTATGACTACTACTTTGATGACATGCCGTATGGCACAAAGAAGGCTCGTACAGGCGATCCCCATGAATGGGTAGCAGATCGTTTTGCTAGTGACCTTGGTATCAATGAAAATCTCATCAGCCCAATGATCATGCCTGTGAACGAAGGCTCATGCAACATGACCATGGAAGGTTCTTACTGCCCAGAACATGGCTTGGCCGAATGTGGCGGTATGTATGAAGATAGCGAAACACGGCAGCACCCAGAAACCCGCACCAAAAGCGTAGCAGGCGCAGGTAGAGGTGTTGTAAATCCAGCATCAGCAAACAGCATGGATGATAGTATTCCACGTATTGAAATCCGTGGACTTGGCTACGATGATGCTAATCTTGCAGGAGAAAAATTCGTCAATCCAATGCAGCCACGTAGACACAATGAGTTGTCTCCACTTAAATCTGGAGACAGTACTCCACTGTCAAAAGTAGCTAATGTCGATTTAACAATGGACGAAGATGGCGGTGCAGTGGGCATGCCTTACAGCATGGGCGAAGGTGTGTATGACCCAGACTACAGAGGCGGATACAACAACGAGTTCGACGAACTGGAAGACTTGTTGAGCAAATCTGGAATGAGTCAAGACGACCTGATGCGTCAACGATTCCTGGCCAGCAAGCACGGACTCAACACCCCTGCAGACATGTCCAAACTTCCTGCACTAAAGAAAGATGCAGAAACAGGCTATGTGGCACGCAAGGCTGCACTGGATGCTGATTTAGAAAAACGCAATCAACAGTACATGCAAGACAAACTCACAGATCTAGAATATCAACAAGATCCAGTTGCTTTTTTGAAAAGACGTACACAACAACTTACACCAACCGCGCCTACACCACCAACCGCAGCAACAGCGCCCAATGCTCCAGCAGATGTAGCAGCCACGCCAGGAACAGATTATTCTTTACCACGAGCAAAATTGGGATCAAGTCCAAGTGCAAGATTGCCTAACTTTAGACCAGACTCCGCTGCTGAAGTTCCAGCACCATCGGATCAAACAGATACTCGCAATCAGAAATCATCCATGTTCCAGCAGCTGGCACAGTTGAGAAATCGAACTCGTGGCAACATGGCAGAAACCAGCAATGATGATCCGATCAACTCAAACTCAGCAATGACTGGTGCATACTACGAAGGCAAAGAAACTCCAACCCAAGAAGGCGATGCACTTCTGGCAAGAATAAAATCACTGGCTTTGCTCAGATGACATAAATACACTTGACACGTAGACAAAAAGCGCATATACTACTACAGTGTTTGCGCTTTTTTGTTTGTAAGTCACAGGCAACAGAGATCTAAACATTTAGATAGGCAACATAACATAGGCAACTTATCAAGGAGAAAAACTATGGCATCATTAGCAGAAATCAGAGCAAGACTACAGGCAGCAGAAGGCAACAAAGGCGGAAGCCAAACAGGTGGAGACAATTCAATTTATCCACATTGGAACATGGAAGAAGGTCAAAGTACCACACTGCGATTCCTTCCTGATGCAAATACAAAAAACACATTTTTCTGGCAAGAACGAGCAATGATTCGTTTGCCTTTTGCTGGCATCAAAGGCGAAATGGATTCCAAACAAGTGTACGTGCAAGTACCTTGTGTGGAGATGTGGGGCGAAGCCTGTCCTATCTTGGCAGAAGTACGCACCTGGTTCAAGGACAAGAGCCTTGAAGAAATGGGTCGCAAGTACTGGAAGAAACGCAGTTACATCTTTCAAGGCTTTGTACGTGAAAATCCACTGAGCGAAGACAAGACTCCAGAAAATCCCATTCGACGTTTCATCATTGGGCCACAAATCTTTGCCACTATCAAAGGTGCGCTGATGGATCCTGAACTGGAAGAAATGCCCACAGACACCCTGCGTGGCTTGGACTTCCGTGTGTCAAAGACTGCCAAAGGTGGTTTTGCTGACTACTCAACATCAAAGTGGGCACGTAAAGAATCTGCACTCACAGAAGCAGAACAGGCTGCAATTGCCACACATGGCCTGTTTGACTTGAGCACATTCTTGCCCAAGAAGCCTGGCGATGTTGAACTCCGGGTCATCAAAGAGATGTTTGAGGCCAGTGTAGATGGACAACCATACGACACAGAACGTTGGGGTCAGTACTTCCGTCCTGCTGGTGTACAAGCACCTGGCGGTTCAGGCGCCAGCCATGTTGACGAAGACGTACCAGCAGCCAAGCCTGCACTCAAAGTGGCTGCACCTGCACCAGCAAGTGACTTTGACGAAGACGACACTCCTACAGCAGCCGCACCAGTGGCCAAGCCTGCAGCCTCAGGACAAAATGCCCAGG